CGCTGGGTTCGTGAGGTTCGCGACGGGCGGTGGGAAGCGGATCGAGCCGCCGTTCGTGTAGCGGGTAGCGGTGTTCGCGGGCACCTTTGACGTGAGGCTGGCCACGCCGTAGGTCACGGTCCCGATGGAGCTGATCGCGGTGTGCCCGTTCCCGGTGGCGTCCACGCCGCCGTTCGCGTCCATCAGGTAGTACGAGAACGGGGTGGTCGCGAGGATCACCGTGTCCGGGACGGCCGCGTTCGCGTCGATGCAATAGGGCTGGTAATCGCACGTCGCGCCGGGTGAGCCACCAGCTCCGGACCAGTCCCCGGAGTAGTCAGCCTCCGGGCCGGTGAGACTCGAGTCGGTGGTGTAGTCAATCGTCGCGAGGTCCGTCACGAGCCACCACCCACGTCACACGGCGGGACCGCGACCTCAGCAGCGAACAGGCAGCACTGGTCCCATTGGACCGCTACCACCTGAGCGGCGAACACCCGCGCGGTGTTCACCGTCCGGTCCATCTGCGCCATCGCGGCGTCCACGGACGGCGGGTTCACGACCACCTCCGACGCGCGGAGACCCATCATGGAGGTGCCGTAGATCCACTGGCTGTCCGGGTCCGCGGCGATGCCCTCCGGGGCCGACCCGTCGTACCCAGCGTCCGGGATGATGACGTGGCCGTTCGGGGTCACCCAGCTCGTCCCCTCGAGGTGGATCGAGTTCCCCAGTCCCGCCAGTTCGGTGAGTACCTGGGGGGACATATGGATGAGCCCGATGCACCCCTGGCAGCACTCACCGATGGCCCGCTCGAGGCACGCGAGAGCCTTACGCGCAGACATGGGTGAGGAGGAGACGGTGATGCCAGCCGGATCGGTGAGGGGGAGGTTCCCACCCCCGGACGCAACGTCGCCCAGCCACACCTCCTGAGCGATCTGGAAGCTGCGGGTCGCCGCGAGCTGGCGGGTAGCACGCCCCACCCAGTCCCTCGCCTGGTACCCGAAGGTCGAGCATTCGTCGCCAGCGAACACGACGAACGGGTCCCCGTCCGCGCTCGAGGGGCGGTCCCCCGTATCGAACTCGTCGGTCAGCCCGCAATCGATGGGTGACCGACCGGACTGGCCGCACTGCTCCGGCAGGAAGGAGAAGCCGTCCTCCCACCGCTCCCCGGGGATGGAGATGAGGTTCGCTCCCCCCAGCGCCTGCCAGATGCCGTACCGCGGGGGCTTGGCCTGCATCGCCTGGACAGCCTGTCGTCTCGGCATTGGCTACTCCGGGGAGGGTGGGGGGATTCGAGTGTGGGGCTGGGGGGGTGGAGGGCGGTCGGGCGGACGTTGTTCCACCCCCCCAGTAGTGGGGTCAGCTCCCGGTGGTGCAGGGGCTGATGTCGATGGCCGCGGACGTGGAGCCGTCCGGGCACAGGTCCATCGTGATCCTCAGCGACTCGACGCCGTGGAAGTGCGAACCCTCGAACGATTCAGCGAACATCTGGAAGTCGTTGAGGGCGTTCAGCGTGGAGTCCCGGACGATGCCGAGGTCCAGCGTCCCGCCGTCGAGGAACAGCCAGGAGCCTTCGGGGTACAGGTAGGTGACCACCGTGTCGGGCCATCCCACGAGCGCACCGTCTCCCTGGGGGCCGAACACCTGGCCCGATTCGCCGTCCTGGAACCACGTCCAGCTCACACCTCGAGCGGCGAACCACGAGTTGATGGTCGCCTCAGAAACGGCCAGGGTGTCGCTCACCGTCCCCGTGGGGAGCTGCCGCGCGATGTCCGTGCGGATCATGTCCTTGAGCCAGATGGGTGCCATGAAGCGGAGCCCCACGGTGTAGTCGCGGTGGAAGTTCCGCATACGGGCGATGGCACGGTCCAGGGTGGTGAGCACGTCGCGGGACGCGCCGAGCACCTGGCCGCTGGTCACCTGAGTGGACCCGCTGCCGATCTCCGTGAGGAGCTTCGTCTCAGCGGTACGAGCCCACGCCGTGCCCGCGAGACGCATCCACGCCTCGAGCTGCTCCGGGAAGAACCTCGAGCGGAAGTTGCCGGTACGCAGGCAGCGCACGATCGCGTCCACCACGTCCTCGTCCTCGTTCGGGCATGTCACCGTGAGGCACGGCTTCGTGGTCGGTGAGGAGGGGGTCACGTCGTTCGTCTCGGTCCACACCGTGATCGAGTCGTCCACGTCGGACAGTTGCGGCGGCGGAATGGTGGAGATACCGCCACGGTCAGCGCCGAACCGGACCATGCCGGTGTCGCGGACGGGACGAGCGTCCCCACCCAGCACCGGGAGGTCGTAGGTCTGCGGGACCGGAGCGCAGATGCCACCAGCGGACTGGATCGACTGGTAGGCGGTGGAGCGGGCGTTCACGGCGGCGTTGATCTTCCGTTCGTTGCCCATCTCGTCACGGGTGAGGAACCTCTCCTGGCCGTACATGCCGAGCCCACCGGTACCACCGGGACCCCAGCCCTTCGACGCGAGGCGGAGCCGACCCTTCATGCCGTTGTTGAAGTCCTTGGTTGACTCCCACGCATTGATGAACAGCTCCGCGAGCTGGTCCGGGCGCTCGACCTTCGCGCCCGCCTGGACCCCGGGGGCGTTGGCCGCGGCCACGAGTCCCCAGTCCTTGATGGGGCCATCGAACGGGCCCTTCACCTGGCGGGGCCGGGTGTCAGCGGGACGGGTCCGCGCGCGGACGTTGGACACCTTGCCACCAGCGGCGACGGGCACCCGCTCGTCGGCGGGGGCGTCCTCAGTCTCAGCCTCAGGGGCTTCGGGCTCCTCGTCGGGCTCGGCCTCAGGTTCCGCCTCAGGCTCGGCTTCCGGCTCCGGGTCCTGGTCCACGGGCTCGTCAGCCTGCGCACCGCGGATGCGGTCGAGGGCTGCCTGGGCGCGCTCAGCGGCTTCCGCCGCGGACGCCTCCCGGGAGGTCTGCTCCGCCTCGATCAGCTCGACAGCCTGAGCTGCCTCCTCGAGCTGGGCCAGCGTCTCATCGTCGTGACGGTCGGACAGCTTCTCGGACTCGTCGCGGATCTCCGCGAGGAGGTCGGCCAGACCGTCGTTGTCCAACTCCCCGATACCGGCCATCTGAGCCAGCAGGTCAGCAAGTGGGTTCACCTTGTGCTCCTTCGCTACGTGGTGGGTTCACTACGTGCGAGTCGTGAGCTGAAGGTCCCGGGCTATGCCCTCCCCCTCACCCGTGGCTAGGACACAGGTGGCCGACGTGCCTCGTCGGGTGTGGATCATAGGCAGGTGGGGCGGGTGTGGGGCGAGGATGCCCCACTAGTGGGCGCGGATGCGCTCGAGCGCCGCGGACGCGGCGACCGGCCGCTGGTACCTCGAGCGCACCTCGAGCGCGCGGAGGATACGAAGCGCCTCCTCCTCGAACATGCCGAGGGACACCCGCTCCTCCTCAGCCGACAGGCACCCGGGGCACAGGTGACGGACCACGTTCACGCCTGACGCGCGGACCACTTGGCCTGCCTCGCCGTACTCGATGAGCACCCGGGGGCGGGGCATCTCCATCACCGTCCCGTGGGCGACGAGCTGGGTCCGCGCGATCGGGAACCCCGGCCGGGACACCGTGAGGACAGCGATCAGCTGAGGCCCGTCCCACGGGGGGACCTCACGCCAGTCACCGGACAACGCCGACGCGCGGAGCACCCTCAGCTGCTCGGGGGTGACCTCCGGTCGTACAGCTCCACGGACCCACACGCCGTTGTCGGTCTGCACCGCGGTCACGTCCGCCCATGCGAGCCCGGTGTGCGCGTACGCGTCCTGGGCGTTCCGCGCGAACAGCCACGCGTCGGGATGGTCGGCCATCATCACCAGCGGCGCGGTGGGGAGGTCCCGTCCGTCCTCGACTCGAGTGCACCCGGTGAGGAACCCCGGGCGGATCAGCTCCCCCTGCCCGCCCAGCTCGAGCGGGGCGGCGAGATAGGCGTCGTCGGACAGCGGCGGTGATACGCAGTTCTCGAGATAGCCGACATGGCATTGACCCCAGTAGCACGCGTGGCCGTACACCGAACCGTCGTCGTTGATGGTGAGCGGGACCGCCCACACCCCACCGTCCTGCTCGACCCACAGCGGGGAGTCTGCGGGGGGCTCCGGGGTGGCAAACCACGAGGCTGGCGGGTACAGCGGGGCGGTAGCCGAGGCGGCAACGGCGGGCGTCTGCGGGCTCGCGGGTTCCCCC